GCAGATCGAAAAAGGCTTAGCTGGTGATAGTCAGCCAGAGGCGTGTAGGATGGCGAGTGTCTTAGCTGAGGCACAGGAAAATTATCACTAGGGGAAATCATGGTTGAGAAACCTTATATGCTCGAAGAAATTCGAGACTCAAAGCGCCCCCTCTCTGTCTCGGTTAGCGGAGGGAAGGACTCCATGGCTACGGCATTATGGGTTAAAGAGCTCGGGCTCCATGAAACCAACCCCGTGTCCTACGTCTATGCGGACACAGGATGGGAGCATCCAGACCTCACCAAGTATATCGATGAAGTTGTTAGGCCGATGTTCGCACCAGATTTTCACACGGTGAAGTCTACCAAGTACCCAAACGGGATGAGAGATCTCATCATGGCGAAGTCAGCATTCCCGTCAGGGAGGATGCGCTTTTGCACCACGGAGCTAAAGATAGTCCCGATTAGAGCCTACCTAGACACACTTGAAAACCCAATCAACGTGGTCGGCATCCGCGCCCAAGAGAGTCATAGGCGTTCGAAGATGGATGAGTTTGAGCCCGGTGGACCGCTGGGAGTTGACTGCTGGCGCCCCCTCATTGATTGGATATTGGGTGACGTGATTGCGATTCACAAAAGGCACGGGATTAAACCATGCCCGCTCTACTACCGAAAAAGGCTACCGCTTTCTCGTGTAGGGTGTGACCCATGCATCTTCTCTAAAAAGAAAGAGATCCGCTCGATCCGCCCTGAGAGGCTAGACGACATCCGAGGGCTAGAGAAGGGCCTTAAGGAAAAATTCCGGCAGAAAAACCCAGACGACGAACGAGTTCCGACGTTCTTCTCTACGAAGAACGCCACGAAGCCGTATACTATAGACGAAGCATTCAAATGGTCTCAGACATCCCATGGAGGGAAGAAGATTGAGATGTTTCTGCCGGAAGACGGCCAGCAAGGATGCGCCTATTGGGGGCTTTGTGATCTCCCCGATAAGAATGGTGAATACATCCCATGAGAAAATCTAACTAAGGGGAAATAGAAATGGAAGAACGAATTTTTTGGTGGCAGGCAAGAGAGAAGGACTCTCATGATTTTGTCTTTGATCTGCTGAACGCGATGCAAAGAGATTATGGCCACATATCGAGCCTCAACCTACAGCACTACAGGTCTTACAACGACGAAAATACTCCGTCGCTGAGCCTGGTTGGGGTCTCAAGACCACAAGGAGCGGGATCTCACAGACCGGTCACGTTCAACGTCATCAAGTCAATGTGCGATACGGTCCAGGCGAAGATTGCGAAGAATCGGCCACGCTGCGCATTTCTTACTTCAGGCGGAGACTTTTCTCAGCAGAGGAAGGGCAAGCTCCTAGAAAAATTTTGCGATGGCCAATTTTACCGGACCAAGCTCTACGAAGTTGCTCCAGAGGTCTTTATGGACTCGTGTGTTTTTGGGACTGGCGTCCTAAAAGTGTACGAACACAACTCGGATATTTTATGTGAGCGAGTTTTCCCCGAAGAGATTATGGTGTCGATCGAGGAAGCCAAGTATAAGAAGCCAAGAAGTATTTTTCAGGTCAAAGCGGTTCCTCGTGATGTTCTGACATACACCTATCCGGAGTATGCAGATCGAATCAAAGAGGCGTCCACATTTGAGACTGAGGAGTATAACGCCGGTTCTAATGTTAACGAGATGGTCCAAGTAGTAGAGGCATGGCACCTTCCTAGTATTGAGGGTGCCCCGGATGGTCGCCACGTAATCTGTTTGGAAAATCTAACGCTCTTGGACGAGAATTATGAGCATAATTATTTTCCTTTCGTTTTTCTTCGTTGGTCTGATCGTCTGCTCGGATTCTGGGGTCAGGGACTCGCTGAGCAGCTTATGGGGATACAGTTGGAGATTAACACGCTCCTTCAGAATATTCAGCAACAGATGCATCTTGCGAAGCCGAAGGTATTTCTTGAGACTGGGTCACAAATAGCCGATCACCAGATCAACAACGAAGAATGGGGCATTGTTGATTACATTGGTCAGCCTCCTGTCTTCTACGTGCCAAAAACAGTCTCCGGAGAGGTCTTCTCCCACCTGGATAGGCTCTTTAACCGCGCCTATCAGATATCGGGAGTAAGTGAGCTTGCTGCGATGTCGAAGAAGCCCGCTGGGCTTGAATCAGCAGTCGCTCTTCGAGAATTCTCCGATATTGAGACAGAACGCTTTATGATCGTGGCCCAAAACTACGAAAGCATGTTCATGGAAGCCGCCAGGCAGATGATTGACTTGGCTCGAAGGATTGCTGAGCGCGGCGATGACTACGAGGTCGTAAGTAGCGGCGATAAGTATATCGAGCAGATTAAGTGGAAAGATATCGATCTCCGCGAAGAACAATACGTCATGAAGATATGGCCAACTTCGCTATTACCGCAAAGCCCTGCTGGTAAGCTTCAGAAGGTTATCGAGCTTGCTCAGAGTGGGATTATCCAAGACCCCGGTACTATTTTGAAGCTCTTGGATTACCCAGACATAGAATCGGTTACTCAATACATGACTGCAGATCAAGATGAGATTGATATGCTGATTGAAAACATGGTGGACAAAGGGAAATACGTTCAGCCGGAACCGTATAGCAATTTGGCTTTATCGGTGAAGCGGGTGCAACAGGCCTATCTCCGCGCAAAGATAAACAATGTGCCTGATGAACGTATGTCACTTTTACGCCGTTATATTGATGACTGTATGGCGCTCATGGCTTCCATGGCGCAGGCAGCCCAGCCTCAGATGACCCCTGAAGGGGCTGGGCCTGCTTTACCACCCGAAGCAGGAGGAGAATTACCTCCTGAAGCAGGGGGTGCTTTGCCCCCTGATATTGAGGCAGTAATGCCTTCGGAACCAGAGGCACTCCCGCCTCAAGACTTGCAGTAAGGAGACAGGATGCAAATGGCCCAGGACCACCTTCAAGAGACAATTGATCATGTAAATGGACTAATGGCAGAGAGAGCAGAAGCAACTTCGGCCCCAGAGCCAGGAACCGAACCCGCAGCAGATACCGCAATTGCGGCGGCGGAGGTTGCCCTTGAGGAAGGGCCGGAACCAGGGGAAATCGCCCCGACACAGGAGCCGGAAGAGACCACAAAGGACTTTAGCCGGAGATTCGCGCAACTGGCGAAGCGGGAAAAGGGTGTTAGGCGGAGCCAAGAAGACTACAAAAAGCTCCAGCAGGAGGTTGAGGAGTTAAGGGCTCAGCAGGGCAACCCTAATGATGCAGCCAGAGAGCTTGAAGAACTGCGGAAGATTGCCGCCGAGAACCCTAGGGAGTTATTGTCGCGGCTCGATCTCGACTATCAGAAATTGTCGGAAGACATCCTTAGTGGCAACAAGAAGCCCGATGACTACAAGCGAGACTCCAGCATTGATAAGCTTCTGAGCCGAATTGACCAACTTGAATCAAAGTTAAGTAGTCGTGAAGAACAAGAGGTTGTTTCGAGACAGGAAACCGCGTACAATAATTTCATTGACGAAATCCGCAATTTCGTCGAGACTAACAATGAAGACTTTGAGCTTATACATTCTAGAGACGCGCACGGGTTAGTCGCGGAAGTAATGCAAGAGCATTATAACTCATCCGGGCAAGTCATGGAGTATAAGCAGGCGGCGCAACTAGTCGAGGATCACCTCGAAGAGGAAGCCCGCAGTTACTTTGGCAGCAAGAAAATAGCCAAAAAATACAGAGATTCCTTTGGGAACGAAGCGAAAACAGAAGCCCCTCGGCAGCCAGATTCAAGGCCGAAAACATTATCAAATTCAGTTGCGGCGGTCGGAATGACCACGGACGGCGAAGCTCACTCTAAACCAATGACTAGAGACGAGCACCTCGACCATCTTGCCCGCAGCTTTAAGTTTTTCGGCGAATAGGCGGCGCACTGTCTCCTATCGCTTAATTCGCGACCAAGGAGAATAGAATGGCAACAGCCCCATTAAGCGTCGGTATTAATGCCGGTGAAGTATCAGAAGCGGTAAAGCAGCATTACAAAGATTTTCGAATTAAGGACCTTGTTTATAAAAACAATCCTTTCTACGCACTAATTCCCAAGTACGAGAGGTTCGGCGGTTTGAATATGCCGATTCCTCTGCTCTACGGAAACCCTCAAAACGTTTCAGCCGACTTTGGCGTTGCGCAGGGAGAAACATCAACATCAAGCCTGGGCCAGTTCCTTTTGACCCGCGTAAAAAATTACTCAGTTGCGAGTGTCTCAGGAGAAGCCATCAAGGCAACCGAAGGCAAGGCTGATGCTTTTATCCGGTTCCTGACCATGGAAATTGACGGAGCGATTCACGCACTTGCTCGTGACCTCTCTGTTCAGCTCTTCCGTAACGGAAGTGGCTCTGTTGGTCAGGTGAACAGCAGTTACAGCTCCGGAACCACGGTTACTCTTGCGAATACTGATGAAATCGCCAACTTCGAGGTTGGTATGAGCATCAAGTTCTCCCCCAATGTTGGCGGAGACTCAGCCCTAACCAGCGCAACAACTATCAGCTCTGTTGACCGAAGCGCTGGATCATTCGTTGTTGCAAGCGCCACTGGCATATCAGCTAGTGAATACATCTTCAGGGCCGGGACCGAGGCAGCAGCAGCCCTAACATCAACATCTGCTAAAGCCATTATGGGCTTAGACGGGTGGCTTCCAACCCAGGCGGTTGTTGATGCCGCTGGTGCAGATATGACCAGCTGGTTTGGCCAAAACAGAACATTAGACGCTGAACGTTTAGCTGGAATCCGGTTCGATGGGTCTGCAATGCCAATTGAAGAGGCCTTGGTCTCAGGAGCAGGGAAAGCATCCCGAGCCGGTGCTCGACCAGACACGTGCATTATGTCCTATGAGTCATACATCAACCTAGAAAAATCCCTTGGATCAAGAGTTGTCTATGACGAGCTTAAGGCAAGGGATGTTGATGTCGGGTTCAGAAGCCTCGCAGTTCAAGGACCAAACGGCGTTATCAACGTTATCCCTGACCAGAACTGTCAGCCAGACGTCGCATGGATGCTTCAGCTCGACACCTGGTCTCTGAACTCTCTCGGCGGAGCACCTCACATCCTTGACCTGGACGGAAACAGACTCTTGCGAGTGTCGGATGATGATGCCTACGAAGTCCGAATCGGCTTCTACGGTAACGTTGCCTGTAATGCCCCAGGATTTAATGTTCGTATTGGACTTTAAGGAGGTGAACTATGGCTAATCGGTCATTTAAAGATGTTCAAGCCTTGGGGAATGAGATTAAAATCATTGCCTTTACTCTTAGTGCACTCAACGGATCTCCTGTCGCAACACCATCTATTGGCGTCGCATCAGTCGGTATATCTACCGGTGACGTCACAATCACCCTTGATGACAAGTACAATGGGCTGCTTTGCGCACAGGTTGGCATTGGGTCGCTTGGCGCGATTTCAAATGCAGAGGTCAAGAGTGAGGACGTTGATGGGGCGAAGACTGTCGTTATTGATACAACAGGAACCCCTGATGCAAATGACAGGCTTCATGTAACCCTATTTCTTCGGAACTCAAGCTACACCGTATAAGGAGGGTGAGATGCCCAAAAAGAATGGCGTAGCTCTGATGATCCTTGAGAAGAACAAGAAGTCCAAGGGTGAAGAGGAAGAAGACTC